CTTGCTTCGAAAACGTCTAGCGAACTGGTGCAGCGTTCTTACACTGTGCCGGTTGACAAGGACGACAACCCTGCAAGCGTTTCGACTAGCGCGAGCGGGGTGACTGTCGTTAGCGCCGAGATTGACGGCAAGGACGTTCTTTTGAACCTGTCCGGCGGGACGAATGGCCAGACTGCGACGATTATCGTCACTGTGACGACCTACGAGGGCCGCACGCTTGTTGAGACGCTGTATTTGCCGATTGTGGCGAGCGCATCGCAGATTGCAGAGGCGGCGGTTGAGTATGTGAAATTCGCCCTGCGCCGGATTACGGGCATCGGGGAAACGCCTAGCGCGGATGAGCAGGCGGACGCGCTGCAAAAGCTGAATGCGATTGTCGCATCTTGGCGGGCAAAGGGCGCTGACATTGGCGCGGCTTTCCCGATTGAAGCCAGCACTGTCATTTACTGCCCTGATTATGCGGTTTCCGCGCTGCGCTACAATTTGCTTGTCGAATGTGCTAATCTGTATGGCGAGCCTGTGACGCAAACCGAAATGATGGCGGCGCGTTCGGGCTTGGCGCTAGTGATGAATATGAATTTACCCGAAGACCGCGAAAGCGTTTACTACTAAGGATTGTGATATGTCGGCTCCCGAACACGTTTTGACTGTTGCGCGTGGCACTGGCGAGGGCCAGCAATCGGTTTCTGTTAGCGGCACTAGTGCGGCGACTAGCAACGCGATTGGCGCGGATGAGTGTGTTGTTTACGCCAACGTTGAATGCTTTGTGCTTGCCGGTTCTAACCCGACTGCGACTGTTGCGGCGGGGACTCCGCTTTCGGCAGGGCAGACCATCCGCCTGCGCGGTATTCAGCCGGGCGATAAGCTGGCATTCATCACCGCATCTGGCACTGGCACGGCTTACGTTCGTCCGGGCGCGTAACAATGCCCGCATTGGCGCTTGCCCTATCCAGCTATGAGCGCACTGAGGGGAACCCTGCGGGGCTTCCCCTTGTGAATATGTATGTCGAAGAGACTGCAAGCGAAGGCGTTGTGCTGCAATCGCGGCATGGCTTGGCGGATCGTTCGGCAAACATGGGCGCGGGGCCGGTTCGGGCGCTGTATAAGCGTGACGGGGTTGTTTCTGGCGCTCTTTTGGGTGTTAGCGGCAGCAATCTCTACAACGGCACTACGAACGTTGGCGCGGTGACCGGAACGGGGCCGGTATCAATTGCGGGCAATGAAACTGGTGTGCTGATTTGCGCGGGCGCATCGGTGCATCGCTATAACGGCACTACGTTTGGCACTGTTGCATTCCCTGACAATGCCAACGTGATTAAGCTGGTGGAAGGTGCATCGCGGTTTATCGCTATCCGTGAAGGCAGCGGCAAGTTTTACTTTAGCCCGCCTTTGCAGCAGACTTTTGACGCGCTGGATTTTGCGACTGCGGAAAGCGAAAGCGACCAGTTGCTTGACGCGCTTTTCATTGACGACATTCTCATTCTGTTTGGCAAGGAAACCGTGGAGTTTTGGCCTAACACGACTGACAACAATCTGCCGTTTCAGCCCCTTGAAGGGCGCGTGCTTGAACGCGGGATTAGGGCAACGGGTTGCGCCTCGTCTTTAGGTTCGGGCTTTGCGTGGATCACCGACCAGAACACGATTTGCGTGCAGGACGAAAACAACGTCATCAGCAACCCCGGACTGCAAGAGCGTTTGGCGGCTTCTGCCACGGCGAGCCTGTTCAATTTCTTCATTGACGGGACGGAATTTCTCGCTTGCCGCATGGATAACGAGACCCAAGTCTATAACACGCGGGCGGGCGCATGGCACGAATTTGCAAGCGACGGCGAAACGAATTGGCTTGCACAGTGTCACGCGGGCGGCGTGTTCGGCTCTGCGGTTGACGGCAAAACGCTAGAGTTTGGTGACGACTATCAGGAACTCGGCGGCGTAATGGAGCGGTTCTTTACGGCTGGTGCGCCTATCAATGGCGGCGGGCTTGCCGTGCTGAATATGCGCCTGCGGATTAATCCGGGGCAGACCGATTTTCTGTCGGGCGATTATGCTGATCCGGTGATTGAAATGCGCCTGTCGCGTGATGCGGGGCAGACCTGGGGCGATTGGCGATCCACACAGCTTGGCGCGCAGGGCGAGTATCGCAAGCGGGTGGAGTGGCGTGCGCTTGGCTTGGCATCGCAGCCGGGTTTCTTGGCGCAATTTCGGCTGTCTGACCCCGTGCCTTTGCGTGTTTCGGGCGTTTTCATCAATGAACCGTTTGGCGGGCGCTAATCGTGGCCCGTAGGCTTCCCCGCCTTCCCCGAGACGCGGCGATTGTTGACCGTGGACTACCTGCGACAAAGTTTCAGCAGTGGTGGCAACGCATTGTTGAGGCGATTGAAGATTTAGATGCGCGCCGCCCCGGTGAGGGGCTTGTCTTTGTCGAAAGCGCAGCCAATCTGCCCGAGCCTATTGCGGGCGTTCGCACGCTTGCCGACAATACGGCATACTACTTCACCACTACGGTTGACTTGCGCGGCGATCGGCTAGTCGCGGGCGAAAACACGGTTATTCTAGGCTCTTCGTCTGAAAACTGCCGCATCAAGTCAACGGGGCTTAGCGGGACTGCGCTAATCACGTCGGCATGGTCTTTGCCCATGCGCGGAATTACGCTTGAGGCTTCGATTGCGCTGGCATTGGACGCGACCGCAAACGCAAATCAGGCGTTGGACTGGTTTGGCGTGAACTTCACCGATTGCGCCACGATTGGCACCATCAAGGGTTACAGCAACGTCATTTGGACGGATTGCGGCGTGCTGAATAGCGCGGGATTGACGCTTGACGGGACGATTGGAACCGTTGGGTTTAATTCGTGCTTGTTTGACGGGCGCGCGAGCGGGACGATTATCACGCTGCCGTCAACGCTGACAATCTCGCGCCGCTTTCGCGTGATCTATTCGGCCTTTGTTGTGCTGTCTGGCGAGACGGGGATTAATGCCAGCACTAGCGCCACGTTGCCTGTTGAGGGGTATATCCTCGACACCTGCAATTTCAGCGGCGGCGGCACCTATACGACGGGCGTAGGCGTAAACGACAACAAGTCGCTTTGGACGAATTGCCGTGGCATTGCGAACAGCGATACGGTTGGCACGATGTATATGCAGGCTAATGCCACCGCCACGGTTATTGCTGCCGTGTCAACGCCCGTGAAAGTAGCGGGAACGACAACGGCGGGGGCAAATAATCAGCGGTTTTCTCATTCAAGCAATCGTTTGACCTATGATGGTTCTAGAACGCGGGGATTTAATGTTACCGTCACGGGCACGCTTACGGGCGGTTCAAACGATCAATACGGCCTTTATGTCGCAAAGAACGGCGTGGAGATTGGCGAGAGCGAGCAATACGTAACCGCTAATGCTGCGGGCCGCGTGGAGAGCTTTGCGCTGCAAACAATCACGCAGCTAGTTACGAATGATTATCTTGAGGTTTTTGTAGAAAACGCCACGGACGGCGATGACGTAACGGTAAGTTACATGAATGTCATCGTTACGCCTGTGACGTAACGCGGATTTGTGTTTTGCGCAATTTCTGCTATAGCTTGCAAGTATTGGCGCGCTAGGTGATGCATGATTAGGGCTGCAACGTTTGACGACATTCCCCGCCTTTTGGAGATGGGGCGCAAGTTTGCGGAGCGTGCGCGGCTGTCCGATCACGTTGGCTATGACCCGCATAGCGTAGTGCAGACGTTTGAGGCTCTTATCGGAAGCGGGCATCCGGTGTTTGTTGGCGAGCGCGGGGCAATTGGCGCAACGTCAACCCCGCATCCGTTTAACCATGAGCACATTCACGCTCAAGAGTTGTTCTGGTGGAGCGAGGTGGGTGAGGGTTTGGCATTGTTGCGGGCGCTTGAAGATTACTGCGCCGAGCATTGCCATAGTCTGCAAATGATTACGCTGGAGGCTGTGGAGCCGGGGCGGACGGGGCGACTTTATGAGAAGTTGGGCTATGCCCCGCTTGAACATTCTTACGTGAAGGTGTTTTGATATGGCTATTGGAACGGCAGCGGCAATCGGCATTGGCCTAGCTGGCGCAGGTTCGGCGGCGAGCGCAATTAGCGGCAACAGCGCATCGCGCCGCGCCGCTCGCACTTCGCAGGCTAACACCGACGCAAACGTTGCGCTTGCCCGCGACATTTACGGCCAGAACCGCCAGATTATGTCCCCGTTTGTCAATCGCGGCAACGCGGCCGGCAATCAGATCAACGCGCTGCTTGGGCTTGGCGGCTCGCAAGAAATGGGCGGGCCTGCGACTATGGCAATGCCGAATGCCCTTGCGCAGTTCGGCGGTTATAATCCCACTGGCAGTGCTGGCGGCTCGCCCGTTAACTTGGTGGGCGTTAATTGGGGGCCATCTGACGGGCGCTACACAATGGGCTACGGGGATTGGGTTAACCAAAACATGGGCTATACCGACGCGGGTATGCCCTACGGCATTGGCGACACGATTGGCAATGCTTATGGGTCTATTCAGGCGGGCATGGGCGACATGACTGGAACTAGCGTGGGCGGCTTTCAGGTCGGCACTCCCGGTTATGGCGATAGTCTGCCCGGCCAAACCGCACGGCAGGCGGCGGAAAGTGCCTTTGACCTGTTCCGCAATTCGACGGGCTATCAGAACCGATTTAACAGCGCGATGGAAGGTGTAACGGGCGCTTATTCGGGCATTGGGGCGTTTCAGTCTGGCGCGGCGGCGCGGGCGTTGCAGGATCGAGCGGGTCAAGTCGCTGGCGAGGAATTTGCGAATTACGCGAATATGCTTGGCGGGCAACAGGCGGTTGGCGCGGGTTCGGCATCGGCGCTTGCTGGCGTTGGGCAGAACTTCGCTGGCACTGTGATTGGCGCAAACAACTTTAACGCGCAAAATCAGATGAGCGCGCAGCTTGGCCGTCAAAACCCGCTTGCAAACTTCGCGGGCGTGCTTGGCGGTGGTTTGTTCTCTTATGGAGCTGGGCGCTAATATGTGGGGGCCGGGAGCATCGGGCGGGTTTCAGAACGCCTTGCAAATGGGGCTGCAAATGGGCGCTATGGCGCGCGAACAGCAGCAGCAGAACGCGCTTATGAAGCAGCGTGACGAAGCGCTTGCATTGCAGGCGCAGGGCTTGGCGCAGCAGCAACAGGCGGCGCAGGCTGCGGCAGAAGCTAAAGCGGCAAGCGAGCGGCGCAATCAATTGCCGATGATGACAAAGCTGCTTGAGACTGCGGTTGACGAGCCGTCTTATCAGCGCAACCTGCAAATTGCGCAGCAATACGGGCTCGACACTACCGGGCTGCCGCAAAACTTTGATCCGGTGTGGCGCGATCAGAACCTGCAAACCATGAAGCTTCTCCAAACCCCGCAGGGGCAAGAAGCCCTTTCAAATGCGGGTAAGATTGCTGCCGATATGGGGCTTCAGCCGGGAACGCCTGAATTTAATGAGCAGGTGCGGCGCATTTTCACCGCCGAGCAAAACAAGACTTTGGCTGCGCAGCCGGGTGGCACTATCTTGCAGACAAATCCGTTTACGGGTGAAACGCAAGTGTTGGCTGGTCCTGATGCGACCAGCGGAGTGCCCGCGCCGGGCGCGGTTGAGGACGGTTATAGGTTCAAGGGCGGCGACCCGTCCAATCCTGACAGCTGGGAACCCGTGGGAGGCGCTGGCAGCAATGCCAGCGGCAGCTTTCGGGGCTAACCGCATGGACGCTATCACGGCACGTTCGGAAAGCGGCAACCGCGACTTTTACGGCAATGGCCGTCCGGTTGTGTCGCCCGCTGGCGCGCGTTTTGCAATGCAAGTTATGCCCGCGACAGCCCGCAATCCGGGTTTTGGGTTGCGTCCGGCCGACCCGAATAACCCGCAGGACATGAACCGCTTGGGGCGCGAGTATCGAGCGGCAATGGAACGTGAATTTGGCGGCGATCCTGCTAAAATGTGGGCGGCGTATAATGCGGGGCCGGGGCGAACGAAAGATGCAATCCGGCGAGGCGGGCAGAATTGGCTTCGCTTGTTGCCGCGTGAAACGCAAGATTATGTGGCGCGCAATCTGCGCCAATTGGGAGTGCAGTAATGGCTGGGCCTTGGGAAAAATACGGAGCGCGGCGCGGGCCGATCAATACGGGCACAAACCCCAGCGTGGACATTGCCAGCCAAAACGCAAGGCGTGCGCAAGCCGAGTTTGACTATCGGCAGCAGCGCGACACGCAAGCGGATGCTGTCGAGCAGCAAGAGCGCGACCGCGAGGCTCAAATGATTGCCGATGCGCGGCAGGACGCAGCCGAGCAATTGACTGCCACTATTCGGAAAATTCGTCGCATTAAGGCTGATGTGGCTGATAGCTGGACGGGCGTGGCGGGGCTTGGTGAAACGGGTTATATGGGGTGGGCGCAAGGCAGCATTCCGGGCACTGCGGCATACAGCCTGCGCAAGGACTTGGGTACCATTGACGCTGTGCAGGTGTTGCAGGCGATGACGCGGCTTAAGGAATTGTCGCCCACGGGGTCAACGGGCTTTGGCGCACTCAGCGGCGGCGAGCTTGAGTTGCTCAAATCGTCCGTAGCGCGGCTTGACCCTGACATGGATCAGGAAACGTTTATGTCAAATCTTGACGAGGCCGAGCGGGTTTATGCGAACGCACTTAAGCGTCTGCGCCCCGCTGTGCAGCCTAAGCCTAAACCCAAGGCGGGCGTGCCTTCCGACATTCAAGCGATTATGCGCAAATACGGGACGGGCCGGTAATGCAGGATTATACGCCGGAGCAGATTTACGACGCGATGCGCAAAGCGGACGCCGCTGGCGACGCTGAGGCCGTGCGCGCTCTTGCTGCGGCGCTTGAGGCTGGCAAGACGCAAGACGAAATTGAGACCATTGCGGCTAATCGCGGTTTGCAGGTGGACAAGCAAGCCCTAGCGGCTAACGTCGCTGCGCGTGATGCGGGCGCGCCTACTGGGCAATTTTTGCCGCCGCAGCGGACTACCGCAGAGAATTTGGCAGTATCCGCCAGCAACATTCCGATTGGCATGGTGCAGGGCGTGGGCGAGGCGTTGATTGACTTCCCGCTGCAAGTTACTGCTGGCGTGCAAAACGCGATTGACACGGGTATTTCCTTTGTCGGCGAAAACGCCTTGCGGGCAATCGGCCAAGAGCAGATGGCTAAAGATTGGGCGGCGACTGGCGAGGGCATTATGGCGCGGCGAAGCGCAACGTCAACGCCTGTGGCGAACGTCTTTAATGCGCTTGCCCCCGCCCCCGCAGGCTTTGAGACGCAGCGCGACGTTGCCCGATTTGCTGGCGGAATGCTTGCCCCCATGGGGCCGAAAGGCGCAGCGCCTATCCGCGCCCCGCAGGTTTCACAGCAAGCTGCAAACCCGCGCTTAATCGACAACGCCGCAGAAATTGTGGCCGAGGGTCAGCGTCGCGGCGTGCCTGTTATGACCACGGACATTAAGCCGCCGAAAAGCGCAATGGGGCGCATGGCAAAGCAAACTGTGCCCGAAAAAATCCCGCTCGCGGGTATGTCTGGGCCTCGCGCCAAGCAGCAAGAAGAGCGCGTGCGCGTTGTGGGCGAGCTTGTGCGCGAGTTTGGCGGCGAAACCACCACGGGCCTTAATCTTACGGGCACAAGTGGCGTGGAGGATATTGCAAAGGCGCTTACGGATGAGCGCGTGCAGCGAATTACTACGCTTAAGTCTGCCAAGGATAGCGTGATTGACGCTGTTACTGCGCCCGCCCCCATTCCGAACACGATTAAAGCGCTTGACGATACGATTGCAGAGATGATTGCGCGGGATACGCCCGCCTCGCGGGAAGTCGCGACTATTCTTCAGGCGCAAAAGGCGGAACTTGCTAAGCCGCGCACACTTCGAGGGCTTGAGGACTTCCGCGCCGATGAATTGAGCAAGGCCTTTGACGGCCCTGACACCCTAGCAGCGGTCAAAACCGTTGGCGAAAAGGCGCTGCGCAAGATTTATGATCCGCTGCGGCAGGATATGGGCAACTTCATTGAAGGCGCATCGGGTGCCCCCGCTAGGGCAAAGTGGGCTAAGGCAAACGAAGAATTGTCATCCATGATGGGCGAGTTGGACAGTGCGCGCTTCCGCAATGTGTTGCGCGATGCGGACACAACGCCCGAGGCCGTTGGCCGCATTTTGTTTGGTGACAAGGGCAACGTCAGCGACATGCAGCGCCTCGTTTCCAATTTGCCGCCCGCTGGCAGGCGCAAGGTGCAGGGGGCGCTTTTGCAGCGCGCATTTGATGATGCGGGTTCGCCTGATGGGGTGAGCGTTGAGCGTTTCCTTAACAACGTTGATAGCCTATCGGGCAAAATCGGCGTTGCGTTTCAGGGCGCGGATAAGCAGGCTCTTGAAGGCGTTTATCGCCTACTGAACGCAACGCGCCGCGCCGCCGCTGCCGGTGCAAACGTGCGAACTGGCGAGCAGAACCTTCCCGCAGTCATGGGCATTGGGGCAACGCAAGCTTTTGGCCTAGTGGGCGGCACCGCCACACTCGGCGTAGGCGGGCTTGTGGCGCGACTTTATGAAAGCCCGTTAATCCGCGACAGGCTGCTCAACTTGTCAAAAACCAAACCCGGCAGCAAGCAGGAAAGCCGCGCCCTTGACCTTATCATGCAATCTGCCCGCCCAATTGTGACGCAATGGCAGGAAAACATGGCTAAAGCGGTTAACGACAACACCGCAGGCCGTTTAGCCGCCGAGGAACAGCAGCCAAACGAACAGCAGTAACCATTCACCCCAATAAAACAGCGCAATTGCAGCGCAAGCACGAAACAAGTAAACCATAGAGCCGCAATAGCACAAACCGCGAGTAACCCATGGCAGAACAGCTTTTTTATCTTCCGTTTCGTCCCGCGCTTAGCGCAAGCGGGCTTGTCGTGCCGGGTGCGCAGTTGTTCTTCTATTCGACCGGGACGACCACGAAACTGCCCGTTTATTCGGATGCGGCGCTGACCGTTGAATTAACCAATCCCGTGCAGGCGAACGCGGCGGGTGTGTGGCCGAGCATCTACCTTGACGACAGCCTGATTTACCGCGTTGTGCTTAAGGACGCGGACGGGGCCGAGCTTGACGATCAAGACCCGTATCTTGCGAGCGTTGCGGATGACGTAACCGCAGGGATGCAATCGCTTGCCGATGCGGCGGCTGCCTCTGCCTCTGCGGCGGCGACTTCGGCTAGCGAGGCGGATGCATCCGCGACCGACGCTTTGGCATCTGCGCAGGCCGCGGCGGCGTTTGGCGGGCCGCTTTACGTCAACACTGCGGCGGGCTTGGCTGCGACTGTTAGCGGCGAGGAATTTGCGGTTGACAACCTTGATGGCACTGCGGGCGTTTACCTCAATTCGGCAGGTTCGGCGGTTCTTCAACGCACGATTATCATTGACCCGTCTGCGAATGGCACTGCGGCGCTTATTGGCACTGCTAGCGGCGATGACTTGCAAACCGTGCTTGACGGGTTTGGGGGCAGCGCGGTTACTAGTGTGGCGGTTTCAGGCGGCACTACGGGGTTGACGACTTCGGGCGGGCCGATCACTAGCAGCGGCACAATTACGCTCGCTGGCACGCTTGCTGTTGCTAACGGTGGGACAGGCTCGACTAGCGCAAGTGCGGCGCGAACGGCGCTAGGCGCGGCTGCGAGCGGCGCTAACACCGACATTACCGCGCTGGATCAGGACGTGACCATCACGGCCACTGGCACGATTGCGGCTGACAGTCTCGGCTTTCGTGGCATCCCGCAGAACAGCCAAACATCCAGTTATACGCTTGTGCTTGCGGATGCGGGTAAACATATTTCGATCACAACCGGCGGCGTAGCAATCCCCGCAAACGGCACTACGGCCTTTCCTGTCGGCACCTGCATTGTCGTTTACAACAATAGCGGCTCAACCCAAAACGTGACCATTACGACCGACACGCTGCGCCTTGCGGGTTCGGCATCGACCGGCACGCGCACGATTGCGGTTTACGGCGTTTGCACGCTGCTTAAGGTCGCTTCGACTACGTGGATTGCAACAGGGAATGTAACATGACAGGCGTTATTGCGGCGCTTGCAGGCAATGCCGCAAACGCTCCAACAATCAACGTGCTTAACGATGTAGTGTCTGACATTGCATCGCCTCCCGTTACCGTGTCCTACTCGCTGCAATCCGATGGCGCTATTGCGTTCACCAATATGCTTGACGTTCGGTATTGGATTACACCGCAGTCAGGCATGTCAGATTATGAAGTTCTTGCAACGCTTAACTATGGCGCTCTTGCTAGTGGGACAATTGGCAGTTGGGAAGATTTAAGCGTAACGCGCACATGGGAATTGACCGCCAACAGCGGCTTTGTTCAAGCGCAGATCATTTTGCAAATTAGGCGCATTGGGACTACTACTGTTCTTGATAGTGCGACCATTACTCTTCAGGCGGAGGCTCTTTAATGAATTTGGGTATTGCTCTTGGTCTTGGCTCCCGCACTCTTGGCGGTTTTACTCCTCCGCCTTTTAGCGCAATTGCAGCGGACGGATGGCAGACCACTGTCGCTAGCCCGTCTGATTTGACCCTAACGTCTTTTGACGTTGTAAGGGCAGGCTTTGATACGTCCGGCTCCTCTACAACTTATGTGGACGCGCTACGGCTTACTAAGCGCGTGCGGCAAGTGCATCCCAATTCGGGTAGCTTTACCGCGAACAGTGTTGCCATTAGCGATTACATTTATGCGGCGGATAGCGTTCTGGGCGCAACTAACAACAGCGCAGTAGTTAGCCCTAAGCCAATTGCAACTTGGGGCATGGCTGACCGTATTGTTGTCGGCAACAGTATCCCTTGGGAGATTATCGCGTTCCACCGCGACGCGCGAGCTGGGCGGCAAGTCGTTTGCGTCCGCGTTCGAGCCACTGACGGGACTAATACAACTGCCTGGCAGACTGTTAGCACAG